CGCTTCCAGTTCAGACGAAACCAACGTGTTCATTGAGCACGTCAATACCGCCAATGACACTGGCGCGGCATTGTTTGAACTTTATCTGGATACCAGCGGCACCAAGAAAATCAGTTTTACTGGTGTCATCACCTCGGCTGAGTATTCTGCAACCGTGGGCGAAATCGAAGTCATTACCCTGAACTTCGTTACCAACGGCGCCATCACCCTGGACATCTGATCATGGCTTTTTATCGCGGCCAACAAGGCACCGTCTTTTTTGACAAGGCTGGTAGCGGTGGTCTTTCCGAGATCGCTGCAGTGCGTTCTTGGTCTATGACCGTGGAAAAGGAGTCGTATGACGCGACCGCTCATGGCGCCACTTATCGCGCCAACATCGGTGGTCTGATCAGCGGTTCCGGCACCATCGAGGTGATGTATGACGCCCCCGGATCTGGCGACAAGCTGGATCTGATTAAGGATGTCAACCAAGCCACCGACGAGGCTGATGCAGCAGTTGAGCTGTATTTGGACGAAACCGGCGGCAAAAAGATCACCGGCACCATTGTGGTGACAGGAACCGAGTATTCCGCTACGGTTGGCGAGATCGAGATTGTTACCATCAATTTCGTTTCTAGCGGAACTCTGACTCTGAGCATCTAATGCCAGCCAACAATCAGCGCCCTGTTGATCTGCTCACCGGGGCGTTTGACTTGAATCAGCGTCGCCGGTTTGACATTAAAGGGACCGATGGCGCTGTTGTTTTGTCCTTGTACTTCAAGCCAATTACCCGCGCTGATCGTAAGCGGGCCACCACTCTGGCCGGTTCTGACGAGGCACTGGAAATCAGCACGCAGATGCTGTGCCAGATGGCTGAGCTGGAAGACGGCACCAAGGCATTTGCCGCTGCTGATGCTGCCAAGCTGCAACGTGAGTTGCCCGAAAACGTTCTGAACGAACTGGAGCTATTCCTGTTTGGCTTGGGCAATGCCGAGTCGCTTGAGGAAGCAAAAAACGAATAAAGGAAGACTCGTGGCTGTTTTTTGAGTTCTTCCTAGCAACTGAATTAGGCAAAACCGTTAGTGAGCTGCGCGGTCAGTTGACTGAGGCCGAGTTTGTCATGTTTGCGGCTTACTACGAAGTCAAGGGCGAGCGGGAAAAAGAGGAGATGGATAAGGCCAAGGCAAGAGCACGGCGATAGACTGCAAAGACAGGGTTAGTGCGTTGCTGTGGCCGTTGCTGTTGTTGACGTACAGGTAAGAAGTAGCGGGGCGGTCAATAGTCTTCGTCAGATCAATACGGCATCAAAGGAGGCCCAAAGCGCCCTTGAAGGCTTAAAGCGTGCCGACGCTGGCTTGGCTTTAGTTCAAATTGGTCGCCAAGCAATCCAAGCCGCTGCCAGCTTCAACGATTTACAGCTTCGCCTAAAACTGCTCACGGCTCAATATGGCGACACAGCACGGGTGCAACAATTTGCGGCTGAATCCGCCCGTCGTTTTGGTCTGAGCAATCGTGAGGCAGCACAAGGCGTCACCAATATTTATGCTCGTTTGCGTCCACTGGGGGTATCGCTAAGAGATATTCAAAGCACTTTTACTGGATTTAATACCGTTGCGAGATTGTCTGGCGTAACCGGAGCAGAGGCATCTGCTGCATTTACTCAACTTGCACAAGCCCTTGGTTCTGGCCGCCTGCAAGGAGATGAATTTAGGTCTATTGCTGAGCAGGTTCCTGGCATTTTGGTGGCCATTAGTCAGCAGACTGGGATTGCGGCAGGCGATCTTAAAGAATATGCCAAAGAAGGCAAGCTGACCTCTGAAATTGTTGTTGCCGCTCTGCGTCGGATTGAAACAGAAGGTGCTGGAAAGATCGCTCAAATCATTCAGCAAAGTGATGTTCAAAGATTTAAAGACTTTCAAAATGCTGTTGATGATTTGCAGATTGCACTAGGGAACGAACTGTTGCCTTTGGTGGCACCATTGGTTAAAGATTTAACGAATTTAGTTAGAGCAATTACCGGCCTGCCCGAGCCAGTCAAAAATACAACGATTGAGTTGGTCCGCCTCGGCGTACAGGTTTTGCTTGTCAAAAAGGCACTTGAAGGAATTATCGCCATTCGTGTTGCCTTGATTGGTACGCTGGCAGCTAGTGGTACAGCAGCGGCGACATCAGCCTCAGCCTTCAGTTTGTATACGAATAATGCAAAGGCATTGGCCGCACAATCGGCTGCAGCATCCGGCAAAGTTAATCCGTTAGTCGCCAGCCTTCAATCGTTGGCGGCGCTTGGCGTCATTACTGTTGCCATCAATTTGGCTGTTTCTGGCCTGCAAGAATTTATTCAGGCGCGCAACGAAATCAATCGCCTACGCGGTCAACGAGAAAAGGGTGGCGCTGCCGTTGTATTTGCTGGTGCTGCGCCGGCGGCAAGTAAGCAAACTGCTCAGGCAACACTCAGGGCAATTCGTCAAGAGCAACAACAGCTTCAATCACCGGCTGAAATTGCCAAGAGTTTCCTTGGCCCTCTGGCTCCGTTGGTTGGTGGCATGACGCCTGCTGCCCGAGGTGAGCGGGGGATTCTGCTTAAGGAACGTGCTGCGTTTGCCCAGGGTGTACTTGGTTTACAAACCAGACCGGAAACGCCAAGCACATTGCCACCTGGCACGCCAATCCGCGCTGGTGACGGAGAAGGTGATGGCAGAAGAAGGAAGCCGCGTGAAAGCCAAGTTCCTGAATTACAACGCGAACTTTCACTTTTACAGCAGCAAACACAACTTCAAGGATTGCTTAGTCAGGCTGCGCTTGCCAAAAAAGAAGATGACAGAATCCGTCTTGAAGGTATTGGGCGTGAAACGGAACTTTTATATCAGGCGCGGGCTATTGAGCAAAGTTCTGTACCTGTAGCGGAAAAGCGGCTTGGAATTGCGAAAATTGTTGAACAACTTGCTCAAAGCCAAATTCAAACAGCCCAAGAACTTGCGGCGCTTGATTTACAGCAACGCGAAACAGGGATTGAACGGGTCAAGCAAATTGAAGACGAACAGGCTTTGTTAATAGCGAAATTGCAGGGCAACGAAGCCGAAGTGATATTGAAGCAACAGTTGCGCGACATTATGAAAGATACAAAGGGTTTGGACGAAAGCCAAGTCAAAGCGCTTTTGGAACGCAACAACGCACTTAAACAGCAACTTGAACAAGCCGAACAACTCAAACAGGTCTATGCCGACATTGGTAGCAGTATTAAAACTGGCGTTGTTGAAGCAATCCAAGGTGCAATCAACGGCACAAAGAGTTTGCAAGAAGTGGCTAATAATTTGCTGGGAAGTATCGCCAATAAACTTCTTGACGTGGCGGTTAATTTTGCCTTGTTTGGTGCAATGTCCGGCACTGGCACTGGCGGCGGCTTGCTAGGTGGGTTATTTAAAAAACGGGCTATGGGCGGCAGCGTTATGGCTGGTCAGCCTTATCTCGTTGGCGAACGCGGTCCTGAACTGTTTATGGCGGGACGTAGCGGCGGCATTGCTCCTGCTGGTGGTTTTGGTGGTGCCAACGTGGTCGTCAATGTTGATGCCAGCGGTTCCAGCGTTCAAGGCAACCAACCCGATGCTGCTGCTTTGGGTCGTGTTGTAGGCGCTGCAGTGCAGGCAGAATTGATTAAACAGAAGCGTCCTGGAGGCTTGCTCGCCTGATGGCTACCTTTCCGTCGATCACGCCTAGTTACGGCGCATCAAAGTCCAGTCAACCCAATGTTCGCACTGTGCAGTATGGCGACGGCTATAGCCAACGCTTGACTTATGGCTTGAATCAAAACCCTAAGCAATGGGATTTGACTTGGCAGAACATCACCGAAACAAACAGCGACACAATCGAAACTTTCTTGGATGCCCGTGGTGGCGCTGAAAGCTTTGATTGGACGCCGCCCGATGGCAGCACAGGTAAATGGATCTGCCCACAGTGGAATAAAACCATTCCATACAACAACCGCGCCACTATCACGGCAACATTTATCCAGGTCTTTGAGCCATGACCTCAAGCGTCTTTGAGCACCTGATCAGCAGTTCGCCGTATGCGATTGTTGAACTATTCGAGATCGAACTAAGCCAAACGATCCACGGCAGCGACGAGATTTACCGCTTCCACAATGGCGTCAATCAAAAAACCACCGCCGGTGATGTGATCTGGCGCGGCAACACCTATTACGCGCTACCGATTGAAGCTGACGGTTTTGAGTATGCCGGCAACGGCCAGTTGCCACGCCCGACGATCCGTGTTGCCAACTTGCTGGGCAGCATTTCAACGGTGCTCGCCAGCGTCAACGAAATCACCTTCGGCAATGACCTAACTGGTGCAAAGGTAACGCGCATCCGCACGCTCAGCCGGTTCCTTGACGCTGAAAACTTCCCCGGCAACACCAACCCATACGGCACACCATCTGACACGGAGTTTCCACGTGAAATTTATTTCGTGGATCGGAAGGTAACGGAAAACCGCGACCTCGTTGAGTTTGAACTGGCGGCTGCATTTGACCTTGCTGGTGTGCGTGCCCCGAAACGTCAGTGCATCGCCAACCTGTGCCAGTGGGAATATCGCAGCGCAGAGTGCGGCTACACCGGCACCAACTACTTCGACGAAAACGACATCCCGCTGAACAGTGTTGCGGCGACTAACTTCTCAACCGCACCGGGCAACACACTTAGTGCTGGGCAATCCATGGTGCTGGAGACCGAGCGAGTTAGCAGCAACGGCTGGTTCCGCTTACGCGTCGGCTCACTCGGCAACGTCTTTGTGCAGGACAAGTCGTACACCGTCGCTTGGAGCGCCAACACGCAGAACCTCGGCGGCTACCGGCTGGAGATGGAAACTAACGGCAACCTGCGGCAACCTGCGGCTGCTGACCAGCGCGAACGTATCGGTCTGGCGCACGGGCACTGCATACCTCGGCACTCCTGTGACGGTGACTTGGCTGGAGTGGGAGCCAACCGACATCCGCGCTGGACGCAATGGCTCGTTCTTCCATGAGGTCTTAGGCAACGCCGACAGCTACCAGGGGCAGACCCGCACGCAGAACTACACGTTCACCTACGAAGGCAAGACGATCACGCTGCAGTTGTCTGCCACATCAGAGCCGATCCCAGCCGGCGAGCAGTATTTATACCCATCAGCCACCTATCGCTGGCGGCAAACAGCTGGCACTGGAGCAGCAGCCACCGTGATCAGCAGCACCGGGCTGTGGAAGCAAGGCACCACGTTCAAGGCCACCATTACCACCAGCACCAATAACCCGTTCCGCAGCCCCACCGGCTATGGGACATTGACGACTGTGAGCGCGGAGTACAACATCGCCAGCGTGACCGGCACTGCCAACCGCGCCGTGATCGGCAACAACGGCAACCTGCGCCTGCTGAACGCCAGCGATGTAGTGATCTGGGAAACCGGCACCAACATCACCACGGAGCCCCGCGTCATTTCCGGTACCGGCGACCCGCTCAATGACGTATGCGGCAAACGACTCAGCAGTTGCAAAGCCCGCTTTGGCGAAAATGCTGAACTTCCATTTGGCTCATTCCCCGGCGTCGGGAGCACCTTCTGATGAAAAACTGGCGTAAGGCTGCTGTCGCTCACGCACTGGGAGAGGCGCCACGGGAAGCCTGCGGTCTGCTGGTGGTGATCAAAGGACGCGAAAAGTATTGGCCATGCAAAAACTTGGCACCAACGCCAGACGACTTTTTCGTGCTGGATCCTGAGGATTTTGCCGCCGCCGAAGACGCTGGTGAGGTCGTTGCCGTCATCCACAGCCACCCGAAAACACCAGCCGACCCAAGTGATGCGGATCGCCTCGGCTGCACCAAATCCGGCCTGCGCTGGTACATCGTCAACCCCGGCAACGAAACCTGGGCAGAACTGTCGCCTAGCGACTACAAGGCACCGCTGATCGGTCGCCAATGGGCATGGGGCATCAGTGACTGTTGGACGCTGGTCCGCGACTGGTACGCCGAAACCTGGGCACTGGAACTCCCCGACTGGGAGCGCCCGCTGGACATGCTCGCCTTCAACAGCAACCCGATGTTTGAAGACTGCTGGCGCGATGCAGGTTTTGTCGAGGTGCCAATGGAGAAAATGCAGATTGGCGATGCGCTGCTGATGTCACTGGACGGCTCACCTGGTCTGAACCATGTGGCGGTCTACGTCGGTGATCAGATGATCCTGCATCACATTCGTGGTCGGCTCAGTTCCCGCGACATCTATGGCGGCTACTAGTTAAAGCAGACGGGGCGTGTTCTGCGCCATCAGAGCAGGTGCCGGTGATGCGGGTCATCAAGGTCTATGGCAGCCTGGCGAAATTCCTGGGGCAACGCAGCTTCAAGGCAGCCGTCAACACGCCAATCGAGGCAATCCGTTTCCTGCTCGCAAACTTCCCGCAAGTTGAGTCACATATTGCCGATCATCACTACAAGATCAGCGTGGGACGTAACGCACTACAGATTGGAGATCAACCCGAATTATTGACATATCCAACCGCAGAATTTGAGCCGATTCGGATTATTCCAGTTGTTGAAGGCGCTGGTGCAAATGGCGGCATGATTGCAGCCGGAATTGGTTTAATCGCGTTTTCAATTCTTACGGCTGGTGCTGGCGCTGGTTTCTTGGGCTTGGGACAAGGTTTAACCGGCGCATTTGGTCCGTTTGCCGGAGGATTACATACTGGTTTTACGCTTGGCGCAGCTGCCTCCAATATCATCGGCACTGTTGGTGTCGGCCTTGCTTTGACTGGCGTTGCAGGA